CGGCAAGCGGCGTATCGGTCAGGCCCTCCTCGGGCCAGGCATAGGGCTGCCCGGTGCCGGGATGGATGGCATAGGCGACGAATTGCTGCCCGCGTGCCAGCACTTCCAACGGATGGCGCTTGCGCCCGCGAAAGGCTGTGGCAGCGCGATAGACCAGCAAGCGCTTCGGCGCCTGGCCAATGCGCAGACAAGGCGTTTCGCCCAGCATCTGCTTTGCAAGATCGGTCAGCGCGACCGCGACCGAGGCATCGGGTACATCAATGTCGATGCCGACCACCGCACCGCAGGCGATGCCCACCGCGCAATCGGGCCAGCGGCGCCAGATGTCGATCTCGAAGGTTTTGGCCGCCCGATCGCAATGCCGCGTCCAATCGGGATAGGCGGCCCAGGCACCTTTGCGGAAATACCCCGGCACCTTGGCGCCCGGCATGATGGGAATGACTGGGTAGCCATTATCCACCAGCCGCGCGCCGAATTGGGCCATGAAATCCTTCATGCTGCCCTCCCAGGCAGAGGCGGTGCGGGATGGCTGCCGCTATCCAGGCGCTGCGCCAGCGCGTCCTGATAAGCGGTGACAATTACCTCCAGCAGCGTCAGCCATTCGGCGTCGCTCAGCACCGCCAGATCGGTCTTGCCGATGCTTTCCAGATATTCGCCCGCCATGGGGCTGGCGGCCTGGATGGCGGCGATTTCGTGTTCATCGGGATCAATCACGCCCCACCTCCGTCGCATCGCATGCATGCAGCGCATGGAGCAGACCCAGCGCGGCGTCCCGGTTTTCAGCCGCGGATCGAACCAGCCAAAGCAGCACGCAGTGCGCAGACGACAGGCGGCGCATTTCACATGAACCTCACGGCGGTGATTTCGGTGTATTGACCGGTGGGCCGGACCTGGATGGCGATGGGGCGGCGCAGATGCTGCTGTTGGGCCAGCGCCTCATTCACCGTCAGGGGTGGCGGAAGGTCGGGTGAGCGACGCCGCCACCAGGACAGCGCCTTGTCGCGGGGAAATCCGATGTGTTCAAAACACACCCATTCGCTGTGCTGGATAAGGCCGCATTCGTAGGTGACGCGGAGCGATGCCGGCTTGCCGGGCTTTTCGTGCCGCGAGTAGGAAACGTCATTGACGTTGCACCAGGCTGCCTGGATCTGTGTCGACAGCAGCGCGTCCGACGCTGCCTTCGGCGCTACCTTCACCACCGGCGGTGGGAATTCATAGTCGCATTCAATGCAGTGCCGCGCGCTTGCGTGGTTGATGGTTTTGCATTCTGGGCAGGTTTTGATCGGCGCCTTGCCGTCCTCTGCGGTTTCCTTCTTGCGGCCATCCACCGTGTCGATCGGGCCATGCCGTGCGGTGTTTCCGGCGAAGTCCAGCACCAGGCAGTCATCCTTGCCCTCGGCAAGGCGCGTGCCGCGACCGACCATCTGGACATAGAGGCCGACACTTTTGGTTGGGCGCAGCAGCGCGATCAGGTCTGTGCCCGGCGCATCAAAGCCGGTGGTGAGCACATTGGCGTTGGTGACGCAGCGCAGCCTTCCGGCCTTGAACGCCGTCAGAATGCCATCGCGTTCGGGCCCGGGCGTATCGCCCGTGACGGTCTCGGCGCTGATGCCGTGCTCGCGGACGGCGTCACGCACATGCCGCGCATGGGCAACGCCGGAGCAGAATACCAGCCAGGATCCGCGGTCAGCACCATGCTCGACAATTTCGGCCACGGCGGCGCGCGTTACCTCATCGCGATCCACTGCGGCCACAAGGTCCTTGGCGATGAATTCGCCGCCGCGTGTGCCAACACCACCGACATCAAGCTGCGTGGTGGTCTGCTTGGGGACAACCGGGCAGAGATAGCCTTGCTGGATCATCTCCAGCACCGGCGCCTCATAGGCGATATCGGTAAACAGCCGATCCTCGCCCTCATGCAGCAGGCCGCTATCCAGCCGGTAAGGTGTGGCAGTGAAACCGACGACCTTGGTGAGGCCGGCGTTGATCTCCTTGAGCTGCGTCAGAAAGCGGCGATACATGCCGCTGTCATTGCGCCCGAGCAGATGCGCCTCATCAATCAACACCAGATCGCAACGCTGCACCTTGTATGCGTGGCGATGAATGGATTGGATGCCGGCAAAGAGGATCTGCGCGTGAATGTCGCGCCGTGACAGCCCGGCTGAATAGATACCTGCTGGTGCATCGGGCCAGGCGCGCAGCAGCGCCATGAAGTTTTGCTGGATCAACTCCTTCACATGGGTGAGGATCAGCACACGGGTGTCGCCATAGGCGGCAATGGCTTCACGCGTGAAGCCCGCGATGCACAGGCTTTTTCCCGTACCTGTTGGAAGCACGACAAGCGGATTGCCAGCGCTGGCGCCAAAATAGTCGTAGAGCGCCTCAATGGCCGAGCGCTGATAGGGGCGGAGGGATAGGCTCATGCCGCCACCCCGTCGCGCCACTCTGTACCATCGCGCAGCCGATAGCTGACCCAATCCTCGCCAGCATCCTCCTGCTCACCGGCGATGAAGTCAGGGATAAAGAGATGCACGACGCAGCCTGCCTCCTGGTCGCGCCGACCAAGCTGATGGTTGTGCCGCGCGCAATGCCAAGCACCGTCATTGGTGGGCGAGGCATGCAGGCAGGACCGGCAATGCCGCTCAGGCATTGCCCCCTCATGACAGGTGGCGTGGTGCTCGCAAAAGCGGCATTGCCACCACGCTGGATCATCACTGATGCGCGCAGGCGGTCGGTTCGCGACAATGACACGCTCGGCCTTGGCCATGATGCGCAATGCGGCCTCGGCGTCGTAATGCAGGCGTTCCTGATAAAGCTCATCGGTGTTCTTATTCACCGCAAGGTAAAAGGCGCGCTCCAGCCCGGCGAGATGCATATAGGTCTGCATCTGTGCCCAATGCAGCGGCTTGGATTTGGCGACGCCCTCGCGCTTGAGTGCAAGGAAGGACTTCTCGCTATGCGTCTTGAACTCACAGACATGCCAAGCGCGGGGCGCTTCGGGAAAGCCGATCGCCACCGCATCCATGCTGCCGCCGAAATGGCCGCCCGTATCGCGTAGCTGCCATTGGCGCCCGGTGGCTGGATCAAGATCCAGAACTGTAACGCCAATGCGGCGAAGGTCAGCCACAAAGCGTGCCTCCGCCAGATTGCCAGTATCGAACAGCCGCAGCAGGCGGCCCGTATGCTTCGCGCGCGTGGCCCAGCGAAAGCCGTACCAGATGGCGCGCTCGCATTCAGTGCCGATCAGTGAGGCACCCAGGTGTTCCCGAAAGCCGTGATCAGCCGCCGCCTCATAGGCGGTGTAGATGGCCGATACGGTGGGCGTTGGCGGGATTGGCAAGCAAACCATGGCAGCCCCGCGATCAGACGCGCCGCCAGGGGGGCGTGCTGCCAGTGCCCGGGCGCGCAGCAGGCGGGGGCGTTGTCGCGGGGCGGGGCGGTGGCGCTGCTTGGCTCGGCGCAACACTGCTGCTCCCTGCTTTGGCGGCGGAATAGCCAGCCACCTTGTTCCGCGCCTCGCGGTGCACGCCGTATTTGTCGGTACCGGCAGGCTCGACCTTCAGCGTCACGAACAGCGGCTTGAAGTGCAGCTGCTCGCTGTCGCTGACATGCACCTGGCCCACCGCGTGGCAGATGGCCGACAAGGTGCGTTGCGCGATCTCCACCGTCTGCTCGTTGCGGTTCACCAAGTTCAGCTGATCGAAGATCTTTCGCCGCGCGGAGGGGCCTTCCAAGATCTCGAAGACCAGCTTCAGCAGCTGCCCGTCGCCCGCCTTGGTCGGTGCCATTTCACTCTCGATAAGGTGCGCGAGGTATTTGCCGGGCGGCAGCACCTCGAGCGGAACGGCGGGGGCGACTTCCGTCGCATCAAAAGTACCATTGAGGGATGCCATGGGATCAGTTCCCTGTTTCTTGGGTGGGGGATGCGGGGGCGCTTGGCGCTGCCGCATAAAAGGGAATGCCGGCGGCTAGATCGGCCCAGGCGAGAGGGATGGTTTCCTCAAGCCCGAAGCGGTTCTTGGCGAGGAAGGCCGGGCGTTCGATTGTGTGCAGCAGCCGATCACCACCACTTACGCCGCGCACGACCTTTTTGTTGAAGCCGACATCGGATTTCATGGTGCTGATCCGGTAATTCGCGAACAGCACGCCATCGACATGCTCCTGCACCAGGGCAGAGGCACCCTTGTGCAGCTTAGGCTGATAGCGGTCGTAGGGTTCTGTCTCTGGGCTATCAAAGCGGCGGATTTCCGCATGCGCGATCAGCAGAACGCCCATGCCGCATTCATCGCGGAGTGTATTCACCGCATCCAGAAAGGTGCGCCAGGTATCCAGCGCGGCCTGATAGCCTTTGCCATAGCCGAAGGCTTCAATGTCGCGCTGATTATGCTGCTGCGCCGTGTGCTGCCAGATCAGCGGTTCCAGCCAATCAAGGCTATCAATGACAAGCGTCTGGAACTCATGCGCTTCGGAGTAGAGGCTACCCAGCGCTTCCATGACAGCGTCAAAGTTGCGCAGTAGGCCGAAGGTCGCGGCATCAATGCGCCCGAGGCCGTCCTCGGTTTGCAGAAAGATTGGGTTCGGCGCATCCGCGGCAAGCTTCGTTTTGCCAACACCGGCAACGCCATAGATCAAAAGCCGCGGGGGACGCGTGTCCCCACCACGACGCAGGGATGCAAGGGAGATAGCCATTAGGCGGTCTCCTTCGCTTCGAGGGCGTAGGAGGCGCGGCCCGTGGCCATCTCGCGCAACTGCGCCAGTTGGGTGCGATTGCTCATGTGTGTCTCGTTGGAATGGGTGATGTCCGGCTCTTGCTTGCATGGCGACGGCCGGACGGGCGTTGCCATTTTCATGGGGTTGGGCGTCATGGCAGCACCAGCAGTTCCGCGATCCAGCAGAGCGCGATGAAACCGCCGGCGAAGACAGCGCCGATTGAGAGGTTGCGCAGGAGGTGGCCGATGCGGCGAAGACGGCGCATGGAACGGCGCGTCATGACTTCACCTGCGGTGGCGGCAGGCCGCGCCCGATCAGTTCCAGCCAGACATGCAAGGGCACCACCACCAGCGGTGCGGCACGGTCGCGCCATAGAAACAACGCATCATGCGTGCCGAGCCAGCGCTCCAGCGTCTTGAAGCCCTCGCCATCTCCGCGGGCTTTGACCTCAGCCACCAACGGCGGTTCGGCCACGCCGCGGGCATAGATGTCGATATCGGCGCCATTGCCGCGATATCGCGTTGCACCCGATAGCGGGACACGCTCGGCTGCGATGCCGCTTTGTTTGTGAAGTTCCACCAGCGCGCGTTCGCGCCGCAGGCCCTTATCGCGAGATGCTTTACTCATGTCGCACCTCACGCGGCCTGCGGCAGCGATGACGCCGCCTGGGGGGAGGGGCCCCGCAGGATCAAACGGGCGCTGCCCTGACGCGGCCGGGGACGCGCAATGGCGAGATAAAGGTAGTCATCCCGCCCGAGGCGTTGCTGGACGAGATGCACCAAGCCCATCTCAGCCATGTGTAGCGTTAGGTTCTTCAGGCCACGCAGGCGGCGGCGCTCACTTTCGCCCAGCGGGCTCGCGGTCACGGATAGCTCAATGGCCATATGCCCGCGCCAATAGGCGATGCAGTCACCGGGGCTCGCCGCCAGAAACCAAGCGAGCATTTCAGGCTCGCCGATCTGAGGCCGCAGCAGGGAAGGGGCACGGGTCAGCATCACTGCGCCCCCGCCGCTGCCGGCTGGTGCACCGCGTCACG